CCTCGACCACTGCTGGTCCGGCGGCGCACTCGCGCCGTGGGCCCGGCGGATCGTCGACCGCGCCGGCTCCACGTGGATGGAGGTCTCGCCCTCGGGTGACGGCCTGCACATCTGGGGCCGCGCATCCATGACTTCCGGCCGTGTGGTGAAGACCGCGGGCGGCGGCAAGGCCGAGATCTACCCGTCCGGCCGGTACATCACTGTCACGCACAAGCGCTGGGGCGACACGCCTGCGGTGCTCGGTGACCTCACCGGGGTTATCGGTGAACTGATCACGTAGCGCTCCCGACACGGGCGGCGCTGCTGTCCCGACACGGGAGGTACACCCATGAGCGGCTTCTCCACCGAGCCGGCGGCCGATCTCAGGCGGGCGGCGAGCGGGCTTCGGCAGATGTTCGTGGCGCTCGTCAACGAGGGTTTCAACGAGCATCAGGCATTGGTGATCATCGGCCAGATGATGGCCGCGCAGCGACCCGACGGGGGCGGTGCGTGATGGGCGGACACGGCTTCGCGCCTAAGCCGAAGAGCCACCGGGGCAAGGACAACCAGGGGTTGGAGCGGACGCGCCTCACCGAGGATGACGAGGTCCGCGGCCCCGAACTACCGGACGAGGTCGAGTGGCACGTCCGAACGGTGTGCTGGTGGGAGACGTGGCGGCGGTCGCCGCAGGCCCAGATCCTGACGGCCACGGACTGGGACTTCCTCCTCGACACGGCGCTGATGCATTCGGCGATGTGGACGAAGGAGCAGTGGGCGCTCGCGGCCGAGGTGCGACTGCGGGTCGCGAAGTTCGGCGCGACCCCCGAGGACCGGCTTCGCCTGCGGATCCAGGTGGACCTGCCGGAAGTCGGGTCGCCGGAGAGCGCGCCGGCGGGCACGGTGACGAGCATCAAGTCGCGGCGTTCGCGGCTGTTGAGCTGAGCCCGAGGTGCCGCGCACGTTGGTGCGTGCGCCCGCGCATGACCGGAACCGTTCGCTCGGCTGGCTCGCGGTTGCGTGGATGGAGCACTTCGTCGCGCACGGCCGCGGGGACGTCCGTGGTGATGCTGTAGTCCACGGCGACGAGATGACGCTGTTCGTCGTCGACTGCTACGCGGTGGGCGACCTGCCGCAGAACAACCACTTGCTCTACGACAGCGCCTTCTTCTCGCGCCCGAAGGGCTGCGACAAGAGCGGCCTGGGCGCCAGGTTCGCCCTCTTCGAGGCTCTGGGCCCGTGCCGGTTCGCCGGCTGGGCCGAGGGCGGCGAGACGTACACGGACCCGTGGGGCCTGGGGTTCACCTACACCTACGAGACTGGCGAGCCGATGGGCGCGCCGGTCACGGACCCGTACATCCGGATCATGGCCACCGAGGAGGGCCAGACCGGGAACGTCTACGACTCGATCCACTACAACCTGACCGATGGCAAGCTCTCGGACGTGCCGGGCCTGGATGTCGGGCTGACGCGGGTGATGCTGCCGTTCGGCGGCGAGATCACCCCGTCGACCGCGTCCTCGTCGTCGAAGGACGGCGGGTTGGAAACGTTCGTCTGCTTCGACGAAACGCACCTGTACACGACTCCCGAACTGCACCGGATGTACGCGACTGTGAAGCGCAACAGCGTGAAGCGGAAGAAGACCGCGGGCACCTGGTATCTGGAGACGACGACGATGTTCGCGCCCGGCGAGGAGTCGGTGGCGGAGTCGACGTACAGCGAGGCCGAGGCGATCCGCAAGGCGGCCGAGGCGGGCCGTCAGCGGCCGGTGCGGCTGCTGTACGACCACCGTTGGGGCGAGTGCAAGGACCTTTCGGACGAACCCGCATTGCGGGCAGCACTGATCGACGCCTTCGGGGACGCGATCGCGTGGCAGGACCTGGACTCGCTGGTGGCGACGTTCATGGACATCCGCAACTCGGTCGAGGACAACCGCCGCTACTTCCTCAACGCGCGCACCGCGGCGGGCAACGCGTGGATCACGCCGGCCGCGTGGGCTGCGTGCGAGGACACGGGTAAGGCGCTCAAGCGCGGCGAGTTGATCACCCTCGGGTTCGACGGCTCGATCAACGAGGACGCGACGGCGCTGGTCGCGTGCCGCGTGTCGGACGGCCACCTCGTCTTGCTCGGGTGTTGGGAGAAACCGGATGGCCCGGAGGGGGTCGGCTGGCAGGTGCCCCGCGGTGAGGTGGACGCGGCGGTGGCGTCGGCGTTCGACCTGTACGAGGTGGCGGGCATGTTCGCGGACCCGGCGCACTGGCAGGACTACCTGGACAAGTGGACGGCGGAGTTCGGCGAGCAGGTCCAGGTCGCCGCGACGCAGCGGCATCCGCTGGAGTGGTGGACGAACCGTCCTACCGCGATGGTCTCGGCCCTGGAGCGGTTCGAGACCGCAGTGCTCGGCGAGGTGCTGACGCACGACGGCAACGTGACGCTCGAAGCCCACGTCCTGCACGCGCGCCGCAGCAAAACCCGAGCGGGCGTGCAGATCCGCAAGGAGACCAAGGACTCGCACCTGAAGATCGACGCCGCGATGGCGGCGACGCTCGCCTACGAGTGCCGCGCCGAAGCCGTCGCGCAGGGCCTGTTGACCGAGCCGGAAGAGATGTTCGGCGGCACATTCTGATCGATCGAGGGGGTGCACGCGTGGCGCTGGACGACACTCCCGGAACGCCGGACTGGTGGATGGTGCAGTTGCGGCACAGGCTGCATGCTCGTCGGCCGAAGTTGGACGAGTGGTGGCGCTGGTACAAGGGCCCGCACCCGTTGCCGCCGGGACCGGAGAAGGAGTCGCAGGCCTACCTGGACTTCCAGCGCAAGGCCGAGACAAACCTCCTGGGCGCGGTGGTGCGCTCCACCGTGAACCGCCTGTCGGTCATCGGGATCACCGACGAGGCCGGGCAGATGGACGAGGCCGCGTGGCGGTGGTGGCAGCAGAACCGGATGGACGCCCGCCAACGGCAGGTGTTCCGGACGGCGCTCGCGCTGTCCGAGTCCTACCTGATCGTGGGCCCGGACCCGCGCTCGCCGGGCCGCTCGCTCGTGACGCCGCATCACCCGCGGGACACGATCGTGGACCACGACCCGCAGACCGGCGTGCGGCGCGCGTCCCTGCACATGTGGTGGGACAGGGTCGAGCAGACCCGCAACACGATGGTCTACGTCGGCGACGACATCCGCGTGCTGTACACACAACGCGAGGGCCGGTCGGTGGAGCCGTCGGACCCGGTGGAGCACCGTCTCGGGTCGAATCCCGTGGTGCCGTTCTCGTGTCGTCCGGAGTTGGACGCGGAGCCGGAACCGGAGTTCGCGCCGGGGATCGTGATCCAGGACCGGATCAACCTGGGGATGTTGAACCGGATGACGACGTCGCGGCATACGGCGTTCCGGCAGAAGTTCGTGACGGGGCACAAGTTCGCACGCAGGCGCCGATTCGGGATCGACCCGGTGTCCGGCCTCGAAGTGGAGTTGCCGTCGGAGGTCGAGCAGCCGTTCAAGTTCGGCCCGGGGAACATGCTGGTGTCCGAGGGCGAGAACACGCGGTTCGGGGAGTTCGCGCAGTCGGACATGACGGGGTTCCTCCGCACGCACGAGGCCGACATCCTCGACCTGTTCGTGGCGACGGACACGCCCGCGTACTACCGCCTGATGCAGTTGATCAACATCGGGGCGGACACGGTCCAGGCCCTGGACATCAACCACCTGGCGAAGGTCCGCGAACATCAGGGGAACTTCGGCGAGTCCGTAGAGCAGGTCGTCGAGTTGATGGCGCGCGCGGTCGGCGACGACCGCGAGTTCGATCAGCACGAGGTCCGATGGATGGACCCGCGGAACCTGAACCCGGCGATCGTGGCGGACGCCGCGACGAAGAAGCATTCGCTCGGGTATCCGCTGGAGATTCTCGCCGAGGACCTGGGCGAGTCCCCGCAGCGCATCAAGCGCATCGTCTCGGCCGCCGCGGCCGAGACGATGCTGCAGGCCGGCGCCGAGCAGGCCGCGCGTCAGCCCGTACAGGCTCCGATGCCGCCGCTGCCCGACTTCAGCCTGGACGGCGCGTGACGACGCCGGCTCCGCCTCGGTCGGTCACCGTGACCGCTGCCGCCGCGTACATCGCCGCCACCGCGAACCTGCGGGCCGGTTTGCTCGGCTACATCGGGCGGGCCTTCATGCTGCGCGCGGCGTGGAATCGGCCGGACGCAGCGTGGTTCTCGGCAACGGTGGCGCCGACGGTGCTCGGCTCTCAGCGGTACATGGCGGCCCTGACGGACCGGTACATCGCGGCGTCGCTGGCCGAGCAGACGGGCGACGTGGTCGATCCGGTCGGTGTCGAGCTGCCGGAGGATCTGCGGGGCGTGCCGACACGGGGCGTCTACGAGCGGCCCTACGTGCAGCTCTGGAGTGGCCTGAAGAGCGGCGTGCCGTTCGATCGGGCGCTCTCCGAGGCCGAGCGGCGGGCGACCGTGCTTGCGGATACGGACCTGCAGATGGCTCGGGTGCACGCGTCGCGGATGGCGATCCAAGGGCAGCCGGGTGCGGCAGGTTGGAAGCGGGTGCCGACAGGCGACCGCAACTGCCTGTTGTGCCTGGTGGCGAGCACGCAGCGGTACCGCCGGGGCGATCTGGCGGCGATCCATCCGCAGTGTCACTGCATTGTGGAGCCGCTTCCCGGCAGTCGCGACCCCGGTCAGATCATCGACCCTGTGCTGCTGGAACGCGTGCACAGGGCGGTCACCGACGCCGGTTTCGAGGCCGACCGGGGTGGCCGGACGCCGGACTACCGGCAGTTGATCGTCACCAACCAGCACGGGGAACTCGGCCCGGTCCTGAGCCGGCGCGACCAGCAGTTCACCGGCCCCGACGACCTCACGCGCGGCGACTCCGCCTCTTGAGACTTCCGCTGCCCGACACGGGCGCGGCACACCCGACATGGGAGACACGCATGCCTGACTCCATCACGCCCGGATCCGACGGAGAACCCGGTGGCGGCACGCCGCCCGTTGCCTCCACGCCGGTCGAACCGCCGAAGCCTGACGGCGACGGCGTCGACCTGCAGGCCGAGGTCGCGAAGTGGAAGGGGCTCAGCCGCAAGCACGAGGACCAGGCCAAGGCGAACGCGAAGGCCGCGAAGGACCTTGAGGAACTTCAGCGGCAGGGCCTGTCCGAGCAGGAACGCGCCATCGAGGAAGCCAAGGCGGCCGGCCGCACGGAGGCCGGCGTGCAGTGGCGCTCGACCACCGGGCGCCTGGCGGTGGTTGCCGCTGCCGCAGCAGCGGGTGTCGTCGTGCCGACAGCGGCCCTGGACCTGATGGACCTTTCGGGCCTGGTCGACGACAACCGCCAGGTCGACGCCGACAAGGTGTCGACGCTCGTCACCGGCTTCGCTCCGGCGGTCGCACCCGGGCCCAACCCGACGCCTCTGCCGCCAGCCGACCCCGCGCAGCAGGGCCGCGGTCGTGGCACGGGCGGCAAGGACTCTCCCGACGACCGATTCGCCGCGGGCGTCGATCTGTATCGCAGCAAATACCCCAAGTAGAGAGGCACCCGCATGGATCTCAGCCAGCGGCGCAAGACGTTCGGCGTGGACGACCAGTCGTGGTTGGGGTCCGAACACGGGACCCAGGCCACGGAGACGATCACGCTCGACACGTCAGCGTTCACCGCGAACATCCACTACCCCGACGGCTACTTCAAGTCCGGCCTGCCGCTCGGGAAGATCGCTGCGACGGGCCTGTACGGGCCGTACTCGTCGAGTACCTCCGAGCTGCAGACGGTGACGATCACCGGCACTCCGACGGGTGGAACTTTCACCCTCACGTGGTCGGGGCAGACGACTGCGGCCATCGCGTACAACGCGACGGCTTCGGTGGTGCAGGCGGCGCTGATTGCGCTGTCGAACATCGGCACCGGAGACGTGGTGTGCACCGGCGGCGCGCTGCCCGGCTCGGCCGTGACGGTGACCTTCGCGGGCGCGCTCGCGAACACCGACGTCGCGGCGATGACCGCGTCCGGCGCCTCCCTCACCGGCGGTACCTCCCCGGCCGTGGTTATCGCCACCGGCACCGCGGGTGGAGCCGAGTCCGCGAGCAACGGCCTGCAGACCCTCGAAGGGTTCCTGTGGGGCGCGGTCGGCGCTCCGGCGGACAGCGTCACCGATGTCGGTGCGGCGCTGTTCGTGCACGGCAAGGTTCGCGCTTCCCGACTGCCGCTCCCGGTCGATGCCGGTGGGCGCGCCGACGTCGTCGGCCGTATCCGGTTCATCTGAGAGAGGGGGCCTGAGCTATGAGTTCGAGCTGGGTGCTCAACGAGGAATACATCGATCCGACGCAGCTGACCGCGGCCATCCGCACGGCGCTGTCGGATCTGCAGATCAACCAGTACACGCTGTCGCGGTGGCTGCCGAACGTGGCGCACGACGACATCACCTACGAGTACATGACGGGCGGCGGCGGCCTGGCCGACGCGGCCGTGTACCGCGCGTGGGACACGGAGTCGCGGATCGCACGCCGGCAGGGTCTGTCGCAGGTGATGGGCGAGCTGCCGCCGATCAGCGAGAAGATCCCGCTGAACGAGTACGACAAGCTGAAGCTGCGCAAGTTGCCCACCGGGGACGCGATGGTTCCGTTCCTGATGCGCGACGCGAAGCAGCTCGCGATGAACATCGGCGCGCGACTGGAGATCGCCCGCGGGTCGGCTCTGGTGAACGCGACCGTGCCGATCAGTGAGAACGGCCTGTTCCTGCCGCCGCTCGATTTCCAGCGTTCGGTCTCGCATTCGGTGACCGCCGCGATCCTGTGGTCGGCGCATTCGACGGCGACGCCGATCACGGACCTGGAGTCGTGGGTCCAGACGTACATCGACACCAACGGCGCGCCGCCGGCCGTGATTCTGATGCCGCGCGCGGTGCTGGCCCACCTGCGTCTGTGCACGCAGATGGTCAATCAGGTGTTTCCGCTGGCGACGAGCGCGCCGATGGTCAGCGTTGAGCAGGTGAACGCGGTCCTGGACGGGATGAGCCTGCCGCCGATCGAGCTGTACGACGCGCAGGTCAAGGTCGAGGGCGCGAACCAGCGGATCATCCCGGCCGACTCGATCGTGCTGCTGCCGCCCGCCGGGTCGCCCGACGCCTCGGCGGAGACCGATCTGGGGGCGACGCTCCTGGGGACGACGGCGGAATCGCTGGAGCCGGACTACGCGCTGCCGGAGGGTTCCCAGCCGGGCATCGTCGCGGCGACGTACAAGACCCGGGACCCGATCCGCCTGTGGACGCACGCGGCGGCGATCGGTGTGCCGATCGTGAAGGAGCCGAACCTGACGTTCAAGGCGGTCGTGCTGTGACGGCGCGTCTGGTGAGGTTCGTGCACGTGGACGGCATGGTGTTCGGTCCGGGCGACGATGTCCCGCCGGGGATCGCCGCGAAGATCACCAATCCGAAGGCGTGGGTCGGAGGGGAAGTCCCCACCGGCCACGCCCCGGCGGGGACTTCCCCGGGCGGCGAGGTGCCCGAGCCGCCAAGGTCCGGCCCGGGTTCGAGCAAGGCGGCCTGGGTGGAGTACGCCGCGGCGCGCGGTGTCAACGTCGCGGACGACGCGTCCCGCGAGGACGTCATCGCCGCTGTCGACGCTGCTTCGACGGGCGACTGATCGTGGCCGCGTTCGCGACCGTCGAGCAGTACGGAGCAAGGTCGGGTGGCACTCCGACGGGCGCGGACGCGGTCAAGGTTCAGGCCATGCTCGACGATGCGTCCGCGCTGATCCGATCGAATCTCCGGCGCCTGGGTCCGCCGGGCTTCACGCCCGATCCGGAGTTGGCGGTGGCGTTGACGGTTGTCATCGCCCGCCGTGCGATAACCAATCCGGGCGGATACAGGCAACGGACCATGGGCCAGTACTCGGAAACGATGGGCGAGGCCGGGGGCCTGTACGTCACCGACGGGGAGATCGAGTCCCTGCTCGGCGATGCACCAGGCGAGAGTGACGGCGCCTACACGCTCTCGCTGGAGGCATGGTGATTGGCGCCGACCTCATGCCGCACACGGTCCTGTGGCAGACGCCGACGATGACGCAGGACGAGCTGGGCAACGACCTGCCCGCGTGGTCGACCGGGACCGAAATCGCGGCGTGGGTGCAGCAGTTCTCCACCTCGGAGGACGGGTCGGGCAGCTCGGGTCAGCTCTCCGGGGTCGGCTCGAACCAGATGGTGTCGTGGGTGTGGCTGATGATCTGCAACGCCGACGGCATCGGCGCGGGCGATCGCATTACGTGGCGGACCACGGTGTTCGAGGTCGATGGCCTGCCCGCGCCCGTGTTCACGCCCGCCGGTTTTCATCACGCCGAGATCAAGCTGAAGGCGGTGACGGGCTGATGGCGTACAGGTCGACGTTCAGGCTCTACCCGACCGGGGTGTCCGCGTTGTTGGCGTCGCCGCAGATGATTGGCGGGGTGCGGACGATCACGGAGACGCATCTCAAACCCATCGCCGAGGCCATCTCGCCGGTGGGGAAGCCGCCGGAGGACCCGCACCCGACGCTCTACCAGAGATCATTCCGGGTCATCGACCGCTCTCACTGGATCACGCGGACGAGGCGCAACGGGGCCCAACCTCGCGCGCAGATCACGCTGGTGAACGTGGCTCCGCACGCTCTCGGGGTGGAGTTCGGCAACCGCAAAATCGGCGCCCGACACACGATCCAGCATGCCTGCGCGATCGCGGCGGCCACATGAGGACGCGCCCGATGGTGAACGTCGAACTTCTGCTCACGGGTTGGCTCCGTGAGCGGCTCGAACCGGTCCGGGTGGTCACGAACACGCCGGCCGACCTGGAGCGTGTCCTGCCCGTGGTGCAGGTCGAGCGGGTCGGCGGGCCGACACAGCGGCACGTGGACGGCCCACTGGTCTACATCTACACCTACGGCACCTCGCGCCTGCTCACCCTGGAACTCGCGCACGGCGTGCAGGCCCTGATGCTGCACCACCTCCCGGGCGTCACGGCGTCCGGTGGCCGCGTGCAGAACGTCGAGTGCCCGGTCGGCCCGCAGTGGCTGCCCTACGACAACCCCGCCGTTCAGCGAACCCAGGCCACGTATGCGCTGGCCGTGCGGCCGGTCGCGACCGGCTGACTGACCCCCCCTTCCCTTTCCAGCCCTCCCGCGCCGGGGGCTCAGTCACCATGGAGTGATGCAGTGACCGACACCAGGAATGCCGACTTCGCCTACGGGGCAGACGATTTCCTCGTCTTCATGGCCCCCCTGGGAACGCCGAAGCCGATCGACTTCAGCCCGCTCACTTCCCCCTGGGTCTGCCTCGGGTGGATGGCCAAGAGCGGCGGCGAGTGGTCCGCCGAGGAGGAGCGCAAGGAGCTCGAAGCGGCCGGCTCCATCGCGGCCATCGCGTCGAAGATCACCAAGGCGACTCGCGCGATGAAGTTCATCGCCGAAGAGGCCATGTCGCCTGTGATCCGAGCACTGGTCGACAACGTCGATCTGGCCGACCTCATGCCCACCGCCGGCATCGCGGCCTACGACCTGCCCGACAAGCCTGCCCGCCGCAGGAACGTCTACCTCTTCTGCTCGGAGGAGACGGACGGAAAGAAGCTCTGGCGGTACATGTCCAATGGCGAGGTCACCGGCCGCGGCGCCGACAACTCCCCGACGGACGACTACACGACGAACGAGCTGACCGTCACCGGCTACCCGGGCGCCGGCGGCGTCCCGGCGGTGTCGACGCTGCTCGACTACGGCGGCGCGGACCTGTCGCCGTTCTGGTCGGCCGAAGAGCAGACCGTCACCATCACCGGCACTCCGACGGGCGGCACCTACACGCTGACGTACGACGGCGAGACGACGGCGGCGATCGCGTACAACGCCACGGCGGCGGCGGTGAAGTCTGCGCTTCAGGCGCTGGCGAACATCGAGACCGGCGACATCACCACGACGGGCGGCCCGCACCCGGCGAGCCCGGTCGTCGTGACGTTCGGCGGCTCCTTGAGTGGCACGAACGTCGACGAGATGACTGCCACGGGCTCCTTCACGGGCGGCACGACGCCGGCGATTGTGGTCACCACGACCGCCATCGGCGGCACTCCGTCGCTGCCGTAACCAGACCGGTGGGCGGGTCGACCAGGCGCGGACCCGGCCCGCCCACCGATGTACCCAGGTCCGCGCCGGCACGAGAAGGGTCCGCGCATGGATGCGATTGAAGGCAAGGTCGTCAACCGCGACGTTGACGTTGACGACGAGGACGTGTTCGACCTCGACGTATGGCTGCGCGAAGCGGCCGAGGACGAGAAGCCGTTCACGTTCACCGTGGGCGACACGATCTACTCGATGCAGTCGCCCGAGGATTTCGACTGGCAGCAGCAGAGCCGGTCCGCCGCCGACCCTCACCAGGGCGACATGAGGCCGTTCGTGCAGCTCCTCTTGGGTGAGGAGCAGTACGAGGAGTTCTGCAAGCACTCGATCCCGAACAAGGGGATCGGCGCGCTGGTCGAGCGGTGGCAGGCGCACCACGGGATCTCAGTCCCGGAATCCAGGGCCTCGCGGCGCGCCTCCGAGCGCACCCAAAAGAAGCCGAGGCCGACCTCCAGGAAACGTACCAAGTAGACATACGCGATCTGTTCCGGCCGAGCCGGCGCCTGACGTGGCGTCGGCTCCGGGACCTCCTCGGGCAACTGCCGATGGAGTCCCGCTGGCAGACCGCGCTGCGCGTCAGCATCCCTCCCGAGGAACTGGGTCGCTTCACGGCGGATGCCCGTCCCGAGGACGGCCGTTGGGCGCTGGTCGAGATGCTGCTGTGCACGGTCGCGGAGTTGCAGCAGCAGACGCTCCATGTGCTGATCGCCGCGAACGGCGGCACACCGCCGGAGTTCACGCCGATCCGCCGCCCCGGGGTCACGCCCCAGGCGGGCCGGTCGGCCGAGTCGCCTGACGAGAAAGCAGCCCGCCGTGCGGCGATGAAGGCGCGGATCGACGGCACCAAACCGCAACGGCATAGCAGCTGATGGGGGTGACCATGGCCCCGTTCATTCCTATCGGCTCGGTCGGCGTCGATGTCGTGCCGAACGCGCGGGACATCTACGCCCGTCTCGCGGCGAGCATCCTCCCGGATGCCGACCGGGTCGGGCGCGAGGCCGGGGACGCGATCGGCCGCCGGATCCGGGAGGGCATCCGCGGCTCGCTGTCGGAGCCCATCCGGGTCGAGGGCCGCCTCGCGACTGTGCAGGCGAGTCGTGCGGGCGGGGACGCGGGCGGCGCGTATGGCCGCCAGATGCGCACCCGCCTGGAGGCGGCACTGCGGTCGCTCCCCGACATCAAGGTCGGGGCGAACACCTCCGAGGCCGACTCCGACCTGCAGGCGCTGCGTGTGCGCCTGGAGTCGCTGCGGGACAAGCGCATCGGCATCGACATCGACTCCGAGGCGGCGCGCGCCGAGGCGGAGGACATCGAGCAGCAGCTCCGCCGTATCGGCGCGATCTCCCCGAACGTCCAGGTGCGGGTGGACACGGCGGCGGCGATCTCCGAGCTGGAGCGGATGCGTGAGCAGATCCGGCTCGCGACGCTGCGGCCGTGGGAGGTCAAGCTCGAAGTCGACGGCTCGTTCGGGGCCCGACTCCGCGCGTCGGTCCAGGCCGCCCAGGAGTCGCTGCCGAACATCAACATCGACTCCAACACGTCACCGGCGCGGGCCCGCATCCAGGGTCTGCGCGCCGAACTGGAGGCACTGCGGGACGTCCGCATCGGCATCGACATCGACGCGGGCGCGGCGTCCGCGAAGATCGCCCAGGTCCAGGCCGAGTTCGAGGCGATCAGCAGGAACGCGCGGCTGACGGTCGACGTCCGCGTGGACGCCATGCGGGCCGCCGCCGAGTTGGCGGCGGTGCGGGCCCAGGCGGATGCACTGGACCGGCAGCGGCCGAACGTCCGGGTCAACACCAATGCGGGCAGCGTCTACACGCAACTCCTGCTGGTCGCGGGGGCGTTGGCGGTGATCGTCGTGCCGCCGGCCATCGGGGTCACGGCGGCTGCACTCGGTTCGCTCGCAGCCGCCGCCACCACGGCCGCTGTGGGTCTGGGTGCGATCGCCCTGGTCGCGGTGCCGTCGATCGCGAAGATCACCACGGCGCTCGGCGCGCAGAAGGCGGCCAACGAGGCCGTGGCGAACTCGGCGGACAAGGCCGGGAAGTCGTCCGGGCAGCAGGCTGTCCAGGCCGCCCAGCAGGCGTTGCAGATGCAGGGCGCTCAGCAGTCGCTGACGCAGGCGTATCGGCAGGCCGCGCAGCAGCGCGCGCAGGCCGTGCGGGCGGTCGCCGACGCGGAGAAGGGTGTCGTCGATGCCAGGCGGGCCGTGGCCGATGCCGAGCGCGGAGTCGTGGATGCCCGCAGGGCGGTCGCCGACGCCGAGCGCAGCGTCGCGGATGCCCAGCGGGACGTCGCGGACGCGATGCAGGGCGTGGCCGACGCCCGAGCGCAGGCCGCCGACCGGCAGGCGCAGGCCGTCGCGAAGGTGCGGGACGCCGAGCGGTCGCTCGCGTCCGCCCAGGAGGACGCGCGGATCACACAGATCGACCTCACGCAGGCGCGCAAGGACGCGGCGACGCAGCTCCTGGACCTCAATGACCGCCTCGCGGGTGCGGCCCTGGATCAGCGGGCGGCGACGCTGCGCGTGCAGCAGGCCCAGCTCGACCTGACCAAGGTCCTCACCGACAAGAAGTCGACGCAACTCCAGCGCGACGAGGCCCAGCTCACCTACGACCAGGCTCTGCACAACCTCAAGGAGCAGACCAAGGATCAGGCGCGCCTCAAGGAGCAGGTCGCCGCGGCGAACAAGGCGGGCATCGACGGCTCGAAGTCGGTGCTCGACGCGCGCAAGCGCATCGCGGAGGCCGACGAGAAGATCGTCGATGCGGCAGCCGACCTGAAGTCGTCGCAAGCCGGCGTCACGAAAACCCAGGTCGAGGGCGCGAAGGCGGTCGCCGCTGCCCAGCGCGGGGTTGCGGACGCACAGCGGCGCGTGGTCGACGAGCACGACAAGGTTGCCTTGTCGGTGCGGGGCGTGGCTGACGCGCAGCGCGAGGTCGTCGATGCCGAGGGTCGCGTCGTCGAGGCCCACACCAAGGTCGCGGACGCACAGCGGCATGTTGCCGAGGTCGCGGTGCAGGCGGCGGATCAGATCGCGTCGGCCCAGCGCGGCATCGAGTCGGCACAGTTGTCGGCCGCTGCGGCGTCGGAGTCGGCGGCGGGCGGCATGGATGCGGCGGCCACGGCCGCCGCGAAGTACCAGCGCGCCCTGGATGCGATGAATCCCGCGACACGCAGCACTTACGACGCGGTCCTGAGGCTGAAGGCCGGCTTCAAGGCGTGGTCGGACTCCTTGAGTCCGACAGTGATGCCGTTGTTCACCCGGTTCATCGACGGCCTGACGAAGTCCCTGCCGTCGCTGACACCGATGGTTCATGCGGCGGCGGGCGCCGTGGGTGTGCTGATGGACAAGGCGTCCGCCTCGTTCAAATCCCCCTGGTGGACGCAGTTCAAGGCGGACCTCGTCGTCGCGATGCCTGAGGCGATCATCGGGACGGGCGTGGCGTTCGGTAATCTTTTCAAGGGAATTGCCGGAATTATCGGCGCTTTCCTACCGCACATGGATGGCATCAGTTCGCGAATGCAGTCGATCACCGGCCGCTTCGCGAACTGGGGCGCAGATCTGCGAGGTTCGCCGGAATTCGAGGAGTTTCTCGACAATGCGGCCAAGAACGCGCCGTTGTTGGGCGAGGCTTTCGGTGAGATCGCCCGCGCGTTGATCGCTGTCAGTGCCGCGCTCGACCCCCTGCGCGGCCCGATCCTGGAGACCATCGCCGGGGTGGCGAAGGGGCTGGCGTGGATCGCCGAGACCGTGCCCGGACTGATCCAGTATCTCGTCCTGTTCGCGATCGCCTGGCGCGTGGTCAACACGGCGATGATGATCTACGCGGCCTTGAGTGCGCTTCAGTACGTGACGCCCATGGGGTGGATCGTCCTCGGCATCACGGCGGTCATCGCGCTGGGCGCACTGCTCATCCTGCATTGGGACAAGGTCGCCGCTGCCGCCCAGTGGCTGTGGCGCGAGGCGATCAAACCTGTGTTCGACGCGATCGCGGCCGGGGCACGGTGGCTGTGGCGCGAGGCCCTGAAGCCCACCGTGGACGGCATCGTCGCAGGCTGGAACGCCGTAGCCGCCGGCGCCCAGTGGATGTGGCGTGAGGTGCTCTCGCCCGTGTTCAGCGCCGTCTCAACAGCGGCGCGCGTCCTCGCGGCGGTGGTGCTGACCATCTTGGTC